TTTATTAATGCTTTATAGTTGCTCAGCTTCGTATCACTACGGTAAAGCAGTTAAAAAAGGAATGCGATGTGAAACAATTTCCGATACTATAGAGATTCAAAAGATTGATTCAGTCTTCATAAATAACGAGTGGGTAAAGTATGTTACCAAGTACGATACGATAGTGCGTTACAATCAAGTATTTGTGCCTAAAACGAGGTATCAGATTAAAACGGAATATAAGATTAAACGAGATTCAATAGAAGTTGTAAAATATAAAGTAAAAACTGAGTATAAAACAATCAAGAAAAAGTGGAATTTCCCTATTAAAATTCTAATTATTTGCTTTGCGCTTGGATTTGTGATAGCTTTGGCAAAAGTTTATTTAAGAAGATAGTGCATTATAGTATACTATTAAGTAAATTTCACCAAGATTAAGCAGAAATAACTATTGAAAGTGTGATATATTGCACAATTAATATGTTTACAGTAAACAACTAAATGTAAATAGATGCTGACAACGAAAGAATTAATTGCCAAATATGGTGCGCCTAATCCTGAAGGGACTTATTTAAAAACTATTGTGTTACCTTATCCATTCTTATACGATGGCAAACCAGTTTCAAAGATGCGATGCCATAAGCTAGTAGCGGATAAATTCCTAGCAGTATTCAATGATATTTTAGCGCACTATGGTTTAGAAGAAATTAATCGACTTGGTATAAACAAATACGGAGGTTGTTTCAACTACCGAGTAATGCGAGGAGGCACACAATTGAGTCGACATTCTTGGGGGGTAGCAATTGATTTAGACCCTCAAAGAAACCTATTAAAAGAAACTTCTAAAACTGCTAGGTTTGCAAGACCTGAATATAAAGCAATGATTGATATTTTCTACAAGCATGGATTCCTAAGTTTAGGTAGGGAGAAGAATTACGATTGGATGCATTTTGAGATAGCACAGTAACAACAAGCCCTTAATTGGGCTTTTTAATTATACCTAATGATAAGAAAAAGATTATTTTTCGATATTGAGACCTCATTTAATATCGGTATCTTTTGGCGAAGTGGTTACAACCTGACTATTCAGCCTGACGATATAATTAAAGAAAGAGCAATTATTTGCGTTAGTTGGAAATGGGAAGGAAAAGACGAAGTACACCATTTACAATGGGATGAAAATCAATGCGACAAAAAGCTACTTAAAGCATTCATCAAACAACTAAACAAAGCCGACGAAGTTATTGCACACAACGGTGATAGATTCGACATCAAATGGCTTCGAACACGCTGCTTATTTCATGGTATAGAGATGTTTCCACAGTATCAGTCAATAGATACGCTTAAACACGCCAAATCGCAGTTTAATTTTAATTCCAATAAGTTAGATTACATCGCAAAGTTTCTTGGAGTTGGAGCAAAGCTAAAACATGAAGGCATGGATATGTGGAAAAGTATTATCTTCGACAAAGATGCTGAAGCCTTAAAGCGAATGGTTGAATATTGCGACATGGATGTAATTGTCCTGGAGAAAGTATTTGAAAAGATAGCACCATATTCGAAGAAAAAAGTAAACTATGCAGTATTAAGAGGTGGAGAAAAGTTTGAATGTCCTGAATGTGGAAGCTACAATATAAGAATGCGTAAAACATACACAACTGCAGCGGGAACAATCCAACATTACATGAGTTGTGAATGTGGGAATAGTTCGTACAAAATAAACAATAAGACTTTCATTGATTGGTTACAATGGAAAATGAAGAATAACATAAAATAGTTTATACATAAAGATATGATTTTGTAAAGAGTATTTTACTATATTTGCAGCAGTTAACAAGTTTTGTTTTTCATGTTTAGGTTAAAGGAGGTAGAAATATCTCCTTTTTTTATGCTATAACCTTAAATTATTTCAAGATTTTAAAGCTATAACCTTAAATTAAGTATCTTTTTTATGCGCTGAAAGTATTGAAAACATTGAGAAACTAAAAATAAATGAAAAATAATTGTGAAAAAGTATTGTAGTTATAAACAATTACGTACATTTGTAAGGTCAATAAGGCACAACACAAAAAATAAAAGTTATGAAAACTATCGAAACAAAAAGACAAGAACTTAAAAACCAAAGAGTTAAAGTATGTTTTATGGCAAAAAGCCACTGTTTAGATATTGAAGAATCAATGCACTTTATTAAAATTGAAAACTTGGTAGACGTTGAAGTTCAAATGATTTGGTCAGATATTAATTTATGGGAAAGACAAGAAGGTTCTTTATTGACTGATGAAAGAACAACAAAACTTGATTGGTGGTTATAAACATTAAATAAAAGTAAAATGAAAATTAGAAAAAAATATGTTGTTATTCTATACGACATTAGAAAGGTGGTAGAATTAACAAAACCAAGTATAAGAGTTGATAACATTCAATTAATGGCTACAATAGGAGTGCGAATATTTGATTGTAATTTTAATCAAGCAAAAAAAAACATTAGATTGGCAACAAAACAAAATTATTATCTAATAAAAAATAAATAACAAGCGTTGGGCGACAACGTTAAGCGCATTAATTTTAACCTTTAAAAACAAAAAGATATGAACGAAACAATTAAACAACTAGAGATTATCAAAGAATTTTATCTTGAGCAAGGAGATTGGATTTCAGCTAATCAAATTACTTTAGCTATTGATGTTGCAGAAAACTATTATTTTACACTTAAACAAAACGCAGAATGACACACGAAACAACAGTAACAATTGAAGGAGTAGACATAGACGTTACCTACGAAATAATTGAAGACGATGTAAACTACATTGATATTCTTGAAGTAGAAATAGGAAAACAAGACGTATTTTCTTTACTAGATAAATACATTGAAACAATTGAATCATTAATTTACGAAAAACTAAAACACAATGCAGATAATTAAGAACTTTTTGAACAAAAATGTAAAGCCTACAAAGGCAGAAAATACCTATACTCCTCCAATGGGAGTTAACGATGCGCACAGAAAGCAGCATTTCACAACTTACAACCTGGAGTTAATGAATGAAATTCGTAGAATCAAATTAAACGAAAACAAATGATAGCAAAAGAAAAAGCCAAAGAACTAGTTAAAAAATACTCTTGTTATTTTTACGGAATAGATAAAAATGTTAATTACGATGTAGTTATTCATGATGATGCTAAACAATGCGCATTATTTGCAGCTGAGGATATTCGAATAGAAATGGTTAAACTGCAAAATCACGAACTAGCAATTTATTGGTTTGATGTTAAACGAGAAATAAGAGCATTATGACAACAAACGAAAAAATACTAGCTATCCAAGTGCTGCCAACTTTAGCAGATTTCCTTGAAGATATACCAATGCAACGAGTAAGTAAAATGAAACGTAATCTTTTAATAAATGCAATACGCTCATTCGATTCTCACATGGTAGATAGCGCAGACATTGAAGCAATGGAACAACAAATTAAAATACAACAGTCATTCCGTAAATGGTGTGACGAAAATTTTAAAGAAGATGGAGAATAAAACAGCATTACAAGAAGTATTTTCAGAATTAGAAAAATTACATCCTCAACTTTTTAATATTTATACGCAAGAAGGCAGAGATTTTTTAAATCACTTTCACAAGTTTTTAGAAATTGAGAGGCAGCAGATAATAAAAGCGCATGGAAGTAAACTAAAAAATTCAAGAGGAGTAACTAATTACGAATTTTGGTATACGGGAGAAATGTATTATAATGACAATTTTAAAAATAAAAAAAATGGAGAATAAAGAATTATTAAACGAAGTAATTGCAAAGTATGAGGTAAACACGAAATCACGCAAACGAGACAAAGTATACGCCAGGTTTGTTATTAGTAGATACCTTAGAAACAAAGGTTGGAGTTTATGTAAAATCGGAAAGGCATTAAATAGAGACCATTCAAATATTGTTTACGGTTTAAAACAGTTTGAACTTTTAAAAAACGAAATGGATTTTAAATACGTTTATTCCGTTATTTTAAGAGATTTAGAAGAAACTGAATTGACTATTGAGAATCCTTGTATTTTAGATATTGAAGAGCGAGTTTTAAAATGTGAAAACTACTTTCAAATGCGATTATTACAAGAAGAATTAATAAAAAAATACAATTAATTAGTTTGATTAGTTAATAAGTATTATATTTGTAAACAATTTAAAACCAAAACAAAATGAAAAACGTAGAAAAATTTGAAGACGCAATTCCAAGAGTAAATGGAATCTATTACAAGCTACATTTAGCTAAACAAGCAATCGGCAAGATTAACAAGTCAGCTGACAATCCTTTTTTTAAATCTAAATACGCTGATTTAAACACGATTTTAGATGTAGTTGAGCCAATCCTACACAAGTACAATTTACTGCTCTTACAACCTATCGCAAATGGATGTGTGCAAAGCATAGTAATTGACATCGAAACGGGTGAGGAGTTTATCTCTGAAATCAAACTACCTGAGATTAATGACCCTCAAAAATTAGGCGGATGTATTTCTTATTTTAGACGTTACTCCGTTCAATCATTGCTTTCTCTGTCAATGCAAGATGACGACGCTAACGATGTGACTAAACACGTGAACAAGAAACCTACAATGCCGCAAGAACGATTTGAGAATGGACTTACAAAGGTGGACACTGGCGAGATAACAAAGGAGCAGTTTTTAAAGCCATTAAGTCAATTTGAATTAACGGAAGTGCAAAAAGCAGTAATCTCTTTGTTATAATGGAATTTGATTTTACCAAAAGATGGATTCAAAAAAAACCTTTATATCATAGTTCAGATTGGAAATATTTTCGTAAAAGTGGAATCTATTTTTTAATGAAAAACAATCAATGCATTTACATAGGTCAAAGTACAAATATATTATCAAGATTAAATCAACATAGATATTCAAAAGATTATGATTATGCTTTATGTTATGAATTAGATAGTTATAATTGGACTTATATTAATAAAGTAGAAAAAAGTTTAATTAAATATTTTAAACCAATATTAAATAAAAATTTATTATAATAAATTAAAACAAAATGGAAAAAGAAATTTTATTTAGATGTTCATCACTTGGGAAGTTGATGACTGACGCAAGAACAAAATCAGAAGTTTTATCTGAAACTGCAAAAACATACATCCAGGAGGTGTTTAAGGAAAAAGAATTAGGTATCTACAAGGACTTTTCAAGTAGATATACTGACAAAGGTATACAAATGGAAGACCAAGCAATCCAATTTGCTTCTGAAGTATTAAATTGGGAGTTTGTAGTTAAGAACGAAACGAGATTTAATAACGAATGGTTAACGGGTGAGCCTGACATTTGCAGCGACAATCTATTAGCAGATATTAAATGCTCCTGGAATGGCTCAACGTTTCCGATGTTTGATTCTACTTTAAAGAATAAAGATTACTATTGGCAACTGCAAGGGTACATGATGCTAACGGGTCACGATACTAGTGAATTGGTTTATTGTTTGATGAATACTCCGTTTGAGATAGTTGAAGATGAGGTAAGACGAGAGCATTGGAAACTACATTTAATTGACGAAGATTTAGATGTTAGAAATGCAGTTCAGCTTTCACATAACTTTGACCAAATACCGAATGAGTTAAGAATAAAAAGATTTATTGTGCAAAAAGACGAAGAAGCACAAGCAAAGATAATTGAACGGGTCAAAGAGGCACGAGATTATTATAATACACTTAAAAAAATACTTTGTTAATCATTTAATTTTTTGTATATTAGCAACGTGGATAGAACGGAAGTAATTAGCCGTTTGAAAAGTGAAGCAGTTACACCTTCCACGTTTCTTTTTAACTGCGTTATTTAACTGTTTAAAAATGCAAGAAGTATGGATGCCAGTAGTCGGCTATGAAGGACTATATGAAGTGTCAAATTTAGGTAATGTAATTAGTTTAAAAAACAACATTCAATTAAAACATAGACACAATAAAGGATATGTTAGAGTTGTTTTATATAAAAATAACATTAGTAAAAGTTGTTTAATTCATAGATTAGTTGGTTTTGCTTTTGTAGAAAATGAAAATAATAAACCTATAATTAATCATATTAATGGAATTAAGAATGATAATAGAGTAGATAATTTAGAATGGTGTACTCAAAGTGAAAATGTAATTCATAAATTTGAAGTATTAAATTTTAAAGTTTCTCAAGAAACAAAAAACAAAATAGGTTTATCAAGGCTTGGTAAAAAACATTCTGAAGAAACAAAAAGAAAAATGTCCAAGCCGAAAAAAAATAGTAACAAATAAATAAATAAATATATGTCTAGCTTAATTAATTTCAGTATCAAAAATGCACAAGGTGGTTACGATAAGTATACCATGAGTGTAAACGAAAAACAAGACGATTACGGAAACAACGCAAGTATCTTCGTAGCGCAGTCGAAAGAAGACCGAGAGTCCAAAATGCCGAAGAAATATGTAGGTAACGGAAAGGTAGCTTGGACTGATGGCAAGATTGTAAAAGCGG